CGGTCAACGGGTCGAACGTGGATCAGATCGCGAACTTCTGGGGGTTCGTGCGCCGGGCGTTGTGGCCGGGCGATCCAGACAGGGAGCTCGCGATCCAGACGCTTGTTGCACAAGCACGGATCACGCGACCGACACTCACCATGCAGGGCTACGGCTCGCAACTGCAACCCGATGGGGGCCGCATCCTGGTCGCGCAGGGCACCTTGAATTTACTGCTACTGATCAACACACCGTACATACCGCCGGAAGGAGTTTGACCGATGGGATGGGGAAGCCTTCAATGGTTGCGACTGACCAAGGAAACCACCTACGGCTCGTACGATTCGGCCGGCGCGATCGAATGGGTTCGCCTGGTGGGCAACAACCCGTTCACCGTTCGCGCCGTGCCACAACGTCAGATCATCCGAACCGCCGACGGCGGCAACCGCAGAGTCAACGTCTGCGCGAATAGAAAGGTCGTCAGCGGCAACCTGAACACGGCGTTTTACCCGACTCAGGCGAGTTTCTTCTTGAATGCGGCCCTCGGCCTGACGGCGAACGACCTTCCCAGTTACACGCTCGATTACTGGGATACGGTCCAGGTGCACCGGATGCTCGGGAGCAAGGTCGGCACGATGACGATTGCCGGAACCGCGACGGGCGACTACCTGCCCTTGACCATGTCGTGGGAATGCCAGTCGAAATCAACGGTCGTGCTCGCGCAACCCGCCTCGACCGTCTTCCCGAGCGAGAACCCCTACCAGCATGTGGAGTCGAAAGGTCATATCTCGATCGGCACGGCGATGACGAAATACAGCGCGTTCTCGATCTCGATCAAGAACACGCTGGATGGGACATGGGACGAGGACCAGTGGATCACGGCTCTGTATTACTGCGGGCGGGACATCGACCTCTCAATCCGTCTCCAGTACCTCACGACGACGATGCGCGACGAATTGATGGCGCAGACTCCGCTCGCGGTGACCGCGGCATGGTCGCGGGCCTCGGGCGTCACAGCATCGTTCGACATGAAGACGGCGAACTACGTCGCGGACGTGGCCGATGAGATTCCGATCAACGCGGCAACCTATGAAACTGTGGGCATTCAGGCATTTATGGACATCGCCGCGGGTACAGATGCAACCTTCAACGTCGCCTAGGCTCACTCCCGGCGCGCCGGGACCGATCTATCGGGAGGATAACACGCGATGGCGCTTGAAGACGACGAAACATTCAGGATAAAGGTTGTCTACGACGCCTCTCCCGCCGTCAAGAACGCGACGGACGACCTGCGCAAACTGAAAGAGGAAACCAGCGCGCTCAATGCGGTCATGGGCACGCTGGACACCAGGGTAGAGGAGACGGGCGCCTCATTCACGGAGTTTTACAGCAACCCGATTCCCGCGACGGTCGAAGAGCTCAACATCCTCAGAACGACGGTGGAGACGACAAGCGGCACCGGCAGCGGCGACAGCGGAACGGGAGGGTTCGCGGGACTCACCAAGAATATCTTCATGGCGGAACGCGCCATGACAGCGCTGGCGACCGGGCACGGTATCGCGCGGGTCGGGCCGATGCTCGAAAAGCTGATCGGCGCGGCCGGCGGGCCGGCGGGCGTGGGCTTTGGCATTGCCGGGCTCGCATTCCTGCTGGAGACCATCGGTCCCAAAGTGAAAGGCTTTCTCGAATCGTGGGCCGAAGCGTCGGGCCTGGTCGAATCCACCGAGCAGGTCAAGGCAATGGCTGACGAGCTTGAGCGGGCCTTGAAGGCGGCCGAAGCCCTCGAGAAGACGCCGACAGTCCAGCAGGCGAAGACCGCCGCGGCGGTGAAGGGGGCGATCACAGCGCGGGGCGAAGGGACGATCCAGCAGCAAATTGAGCTCGCACTCACGCAGACAACCCAGCTCGAGGAATTTATCCCGGAAGGACGCCGCGAGGCATGGGAGTCGATGAAGACTCTCCCGTTCGACCCGTTCGGGCAGAAAGAGAAGATCCTCGCGGAAGCACGCGCGGCACGGACCAAACGAGCCGAGGCATGGACCGGGCAGCTCTTGACCGACAAGGCCAGCCGCGAGGGATTGCGGGCGCTCGATAAGGCCGCGCCTGGCATCCTGGGCCGGGGGTTCCTCGATGAACTCGCGATGGCCGAACCGGAAGCCCAGGTTGAAATCGAGCAGCAGAAACGGGCCGAGACGGCGGCCGGGCGCGAACTCCACTCGGGCTGGGGGCAGAAGCGGAAAGAGCAGATCAAGCGAGACAAGGGCTTCGAGCATGACGTCGGCGTGAGCCAGCGCGTATCCGATCAGATGGAGCGCGAAGAAGAACAGGAGATGAAGCGCGGGGCCGCGCAGCGGTTCGCCGAGGAACAGAAGAAAGAGCACGAGGCGAAGGCGGCACAGGACAAGGCCGAACGCGAGCACCAGAAGGCGATACGCGAGAAGAAACGGCAGGACGACAAATTCGCTCGCGAGCACACACAGACCGCAATGCAACGGCATGCGGTCGAAGCCCAGAAAGAGCAGGTCGCCGGGTTCGTGGGCCAGGCTAACCAGGCGTACGGGTTCGCACGCACGCCGGGCCAGCTCGAGGAAGTCACCCGCGGCGCGGTCAGTAACGTGAACATGGGCATGGACCTCGCAACCGCGGTGCAGCAGGCGGTCGCGGCCACCGAAGCCAAGATTCAACGGGATTTCATGCGAGGCATGCAGAGGCAAAACAGTTACGGCGAGATGAGGGGACAATAACACCCGCGAGGCGTGGAAAAGGTCTAGCCAATCGAGATCGAGCCCGCGCCGATCGGTTCACCCCCGCGCACCGGGGGAAAGGCTTGACATCGTGCCGACCTATGTCGCCGACCACGGTTCACCCCCGCCAACGGGGGAAAGGGACCATGCCTCGCGGGCGCATCTCACATTATGATCGGATGACGAACTATTGCCAGCGGTGTTGAAAATAAACGGCGTTGTGGTCAATCGCGCCGCGCGGCGCGTTGTTTTGCATCAAATGACGCTGAGCATGGACAGCCCCGAAATCCTGGAGTTTTCGCAATTGGTCGAACCCGCGTGTTGCGGCGATTTCTCCGCGGGTCAATCGGTCTCGCTCGTTGATACGGACTATACCTTCCTCGGGTATATCGCCAAGGCGATCCCGCAGAATGTCGGTTCGGGCTCGATCTCGATTGGCTACACATGCCTCGGGCTGCGCTGGCAAGCCAACCTGATTTTCATCACCGCGGCCGACGGCACGGGTCAGATGGTCTGGAATCTCCCGGTCGGGCCGGGCTACATCCCGACCCGGTCGGGTCGATCGGTCGGCGACATCTTGAAGGAGATTCTCGATCAGCACGCAACCCAGTTAAGCGCGATCGGCATCGTCGGCTACACCGCGGGCGAGCTCGCTGGTTTGACGGTGGTACCACCCGAACCGTTCACCGCGCAGGGCCGGCTCTGGGATTGCATGGCGGATCTGCTCACGCAATGGATGCCGAACCATGTCTTATGGAGCGATGGCGCGGGCCTCATCCACGTCAAGGACACGTCGATCCTGCCAGCCACCACGCTCACGTTAGACACCGATCCGATCACGCTGGAGTCGATCACGAAGGATCATAGCGAGTGCTTCACATCGGTTGTCTTGCGGGGCCAGGCCGACGTCCAGGCGGCCTATCTGTCGCTCGGCGAACACACCATCAAATGGGACCAGTTACCGGCCGATGCGGCATCGTGGACGATCGCCAATTTCTACTCGCCGAAGGGGGCAAGCGACGCGGGCGACATCCTGTCGATGACCTCGAACTCGCTCACGGTCAAGAGCGATGACGCGGCGCTCACATTCGCGGTGAACAAGCTCTCCGACATCGGCGCTTTCATCTGGGCCTATGATCCGCTCGCGACGGGTATCGAGTTTCAAGAGCAGGTCGCGGCGACCGCCAACACGGCCCTCACCGCGGGGGGCAGCTATGTAATCGATGTGGATCCCGTTTTCAACAACAGCGGTTACACGCGCTATCAGGTCCGCGGCAACCGCACCGTACAAAGCCTGACATGGCGCAAGCTCGACATCGTTCCCGATTACGTCGCGGCTCATCTCTGCGCGGCCTTCAACCATAGCTTCCCCTGGTCGCCGGCCGACGGCGTCGCGGTGCAGACGCAGACGCCCACGGGTGTCGTTTGCTACTCGTCTTCGGGCTCGCCGCCGTTCAATGAATTCCCGATTCAGTTTGAAATCGTGCTGCCGGATGGGAGCGATCCCGGTTACATCGTCCTCTATCAGCCGGCTCCGCTCGTCTATGACTCGCAAACCACGCTCAACACTCCGGGGGCCGCGCACGCGCCGGGCGACGTCAAGGTGATGGTCCCGTACTCGCGCGGCGCGATCTCGGTTTCGTCGCCATCGGGCGGGGGCTTCGCGGGCACGGCTTACACGGTGGACGGGGTCCAGCGGGTTTACTATCGCGACTATCCGACGTGGGATGATCGCAAGAATCAGCCGCAAATGCAGGAGCTCGCGGACCAGATTTTGCGTTCGCTCAACGACACCGTGTATGAGGGGTCACTCACCTATCACGGAAAATCGGGCGCATGGCTCACGCTGGGCAAGTCGCTCAACATCGCGCGGCGCGGCGGAACCACGGGCTGGGAGTCGATCGCCGCGGCCGTGCGGAGTGTCTCCCTCCAGTGGCCAGCCAGCGGGGGCGACATCTGGCGAACGGTGCTCAATTTCTCATCGCGACGGCGGCCCTTCTCGGGCGACCGGCTCTACATCCATCCGGCCTACGGCCGCGAGGGGGCCCTGGGCGGCCTGCGCGGCGAGGGGTGGAATCCGTTCGGCCTGACGACGCAGGGCATGATGGCGGTCACCCAGGCGAGGCAGCAGCAACTCCAGGAGCAATTCACGCCGTCCGTCGATCAGGGCGAAGACCTCGGCATCGGGTTCGCGGGGCCTGGCAGGCAGGGGCAGACCGCCGCGAGTTACAACCGCATGCTCGACAAGCTCACTGGCGACTACACACCCACGCAGAAGGAGGCGCAGCACGCGAAGCGGCTCAAGGCCGAGCAGGACCGGGCCGAAGAGAAGCGATGGGAAGGGGGCGACGAGATCGCGGCCGGGCCCAGGACTCAGAGAGCAGAACGGGAGGAACGGCGCCGATGGGAAGGGGGCGAAGACATCGCGGCCGATCCCAGGGCCGAACGCGAGAAACAGAAGGCCAGGAACGTGGAGCAGCGCACGCGCGAGCAAGAGGAACATCTCTCGGGCCGAGATAGAGAGAACGACCCCGAGTCGGGCTCTTTCGAGGCGGGCGGCATGGGCGGCGGGGGCGCGATGCCGTGACAGCCCTCGAGGGTCGAATCACGCGGCTCGAGCTCATGCTGCAAGGGCTGCAAATGCAGCTCGTGTCCCTCGCGGGCCAGGTCGCCCAGCTCCAGGGCGCCTCGCGGCAGGGGCCCGTCGTGACCACGCCGGGGGGCGGCTCGGGCGGCGTCGGCGGGGCGTTCATCTGCCAGGCGATACCGTCGATCGCGGGGGGCGGTTCGGGTACGGCCGACGTCTACTTTGTGGTCGGCGGTACGCAAACCCTGTTCGCGGCCGGGGCATTGATCTGGAACATCTACGGCTCGGCGACGACGGCCGGGCGCGCGTGCACGCTGGGCCAGAACCCCGACGGCTCGTTCCTTATTTTCGGGCAGAGCTGCGCGTGAGCACGGCCCTCTCAACATTCGACGTGGGGGGATGCGGGTGCATTTCGGGGCTCGTTTGCGGTCCCATGATCTTTCCGTTCGCCGATCTCTTCTTGACCAACAAGGATGGGACCGTTCCGTTCGCGTGGACGCTCTCGACGACGAATCCCGCCTATGGAAACGATTGCATTATCGGCACGGCTCCGATAACAAACGGCGCGTCGGTTTCCATGCAATGCCACTCGGGCGCACCGACGCTCTCAATCCTGTTCTGGACCGGGCCCGGCTGTACTGGCCTCGAGGTCAATGCCTGTCTCAACCTGCCTCTGGTTGATTTCACGGTTTCCCCGTTTCATGCGCACTTCCGGGCGTTATCGGCGCAGGGCGTTAACTGCGCGGCGCTGGTCTCGAATGGTTACACCGACTGGTACGTTGACGGGTGACGCCGAAATGTGATCATTGCCCGGTTCCGGCCGGGAGCGGCTGCAAGTCATACAGGTATCTTTGCCTCAAGCTCGCGGCCGCGCCCGATGTCTACCGGGCGATCCTCGAATCGGTCAACAGGGAAGCGGCCGAGACGCCCGCGGCTGCGGCTGATGCCGGGTTGCGCGATTATGTCGCGCAGCACGGATGCGGCGGTTGTTAGATTGAGCGCGGGGGCCCCGAAACGTCGATCATACTTAGCACCGTGGCTGATGATGGGCGGCGGGCTAGCGGCCGGGTTCATCGCCGGCCGCTAGCCCGTTCTTTTGCACCCATCACGCACGGAGATTCGATATGCTTCCCATGCTCGCGGTCGCGGCCCTCGCCGTCGGCCAGTATCCCAGTCCGCAGGCGCCGCAATACGGGGCACCGATGCCGCAGTATGCCGCGCCGCAGACGTATTCGGTCCCTGTCACCTACGCCGCGCCGAGCGTGACCATGCTCGGGGCCGGCGCGGTCATTCCGCCGGGTCCGTTCGGGATGTTCCTCGGTCACCTCGGGCGGAAGCTCGAACAGCATAGCTGGCCGAGGGTGCAGCCGGTAATGGCGGCGCCGGCAATGCAGCAAACGGTTTATCTCCAGGTCGCGCAGCCGCAGGTCATGCAGGCGGTTTACACGGTCCCGGCTCCGGTGCAGTACCAGTCGCCGCCGGTGTACGGGGCACCGCAGCCGCCGATGAAAAACCCGCCCGCCACCTACGGGTCGCCGCAGACGCAGCAGGGGCCGCCGCCGAACCCGTACGGGGCACCGAAGCCGAACCCCGCCAGCGAGGCGGCGCCGCCAGTCCCCCGAGTTTGAAGGTAAGTTTCGAGGTAAGTTTCGAGGTAAGTTTCCGCAAACCATGCGGGGCGCGGTCAGTGAGCCACGCCAAGCTCCTCAAGAGCTGACCGCGCTCCGCATTTCGCCCGCGGCCGCCGCCGCGGGCTTTCTTTTTGCGCCAAAGATTCGTGCCTCGCGGCCCATATGCTCCCGTTTCCAGTACCGCGACCGGCGCCGTTCCCATGCCCACCGTACGACCGGGTCGGCCGGCGGGACGATCGATTCCAAAATCGCAACGGCGGCTGCATGCACCATGCGATTGCAGGCCGCGCGGTCAAGGCCGCGTCTGGGCATGTTTTCGCGCCTCCCGGTGTTCGCACTGTCGCTTTGCCATCAAGAGCGTCCTGCAAGTCGCCAGGAAGGTCATGGCGCCATCGTTCGCGCAAAACCACGCATCGAACTTGTAGCCGCACCTGACGACGCTGTAGACGCCTTCCGGCGTTTCGGCTGATGGCGGTTGGAACGGCTTGAACTCGCCGAATTTCTCATCTGCATGCACCCACTTCATGGTTGCCTACCTCTCTTCCGGCGTGCATGCCGTTCACACTTCTCGCGGGTGCTGTTGGCGTTCTCGGTTCTCCCAACGAAGACCAGCACTCCATCGGATCGCTTGGTAAACCAGGCGTCGAAGCAGACGCCGTCCTGAAAGATTTCGTACGTCCCGAAAGGCGTACTCGCGGCCCTCACCTTGACGGGTTCGAACCCCTGCGCGGGCTCACGGATTTCGACCCAGGACAGGCTTGGAATGGATGCACCCACTTCTGGAAACCCCCCCCCCTTGAAACGTACGAATAGTTTGACAGGTTTCCCGGTTTTGGGCTTTCTGTTCGTACTGTTCGTAAAACTGTTCGTAACTCATATAACGGACGCTATATGTTATAAGTCCAATACTCAGAACGGAGTACCGTCGGTTTCGGAGTAACCTGTCAAACTGTTCGTAGAAATAGGCGGGGGGGGGGTGTCTAGAACCCAAATGCATGCACGCGGGCCGCGTGTTCCCGCGCGTTTCAAATCGCGCCGGATCAGCCCGGACCGGACCATTCTCCGAAGCAGGACATTCAGGCTCTCAGCGTCCTTGTTATTGCTGAACACTTTCCGCTGAATGGTCCTCTGCGAGAGCCCCCCGTCTCCCGCTTCCTCGAGGGCGGCAAGCAGCTTCTCGGCGTCCTTGTCGCCGAGCCGGTCGCCGAAGATGAAGTCGATGGACCGCACGCAGTACCCCCAGAGCTCAAGCGCCGCTTTAAGATGCACGACGTCGATGCTCTTGACCTGATCAAGCACGGCGTAAATGGCCGCCAGCCGCATGACCTGGGCGGGGCCGCGGGCCAGAATGGCGCCCAGCAATCCAGGCCGGCGCTTGCGCAAGACCTCGAGTTGCTCCATCCAGTACCGCTGCGCCGTCGGCGTGCGGCCCATCGGCACGCTATCAAGCCCGATGTCACGCCGGCCGAACTCCAGGGCGATCTTGAGCTGTTCGATGTGGGGGTCGAGCCGCCGCCAGTCGAGCCGGGTCTCATCGTCGAGCTTCTTGCTGGCTTTCGTGCACACCCACAGGAAACGGTTTCCCAGGCCGTTAGCGATGTCGTTGAGCGAGAGATTGGCCTGGAGATCCTCGGGTGTGACGTGGGCCACAACGGAGACATGGGCGCCGGTCGCTCTGACCGGGTTCTTTTTGCTGAGCGCGGCGAGGCAGTCGTCTTCCCATGCCTGACGCAGCACCATGCCGAGGGTCTCGCTGTCGCGGGCGAAGATCGCCAGCAAGCGGGTAAACTCCGATTCGTACATCAGGACGCGCTTGTCCGGCACGCCGCGGAGAAAGCTCCCCGTGCGCGTGGTCTCCTCATCGGCAACCTGCTCGATCAGAGCGGGGCCGGAATTGATGCCGGGGATGATGCGATTCGACCATGATTCATCGACCGCCGTCAGAATCCGCCGCGGGTATCCCCAGCTCGTACCTTTCTTCCCGTCTGCCGTGTTTCCCACCAGGCAGAGATAGAGGTTGAGCCGGTGCTTGTCGCTCTCATGGACCCAGTGCGGACCTCGGCCGCACATCGAACCGAACCCCACCAGGAGCTGCATCAGGATCGCGGCGAGATTCGCCTCGGTATGCGGGTCGATCTCCCGGACGATCTCGCCCATGATCCCGTGGAATGCGGCCTCTCCCGGCTGCTCGGGGAAGTCCCTGATGCCGTCGTCCTGATCGGATTCACCGTCCTCGAAAAGCGCCGACAAGTGGCTGACTGCGCGCTCGACGGTTTGCTCTGGCGTGAGCAGGCGGGAATAGCCGTCGCGCACGGTTTCGTTCGCGATCCGGATGATTGATCGTTCCGTGGCCGCCGTCTTGACCTCGTGGGCGTGCTTGACACAGTGCACCAGGATCGCGGTATCGCAAAGCTCGCGGAGAAATTCGATTCCACCGAGGCGTTTGAGCATGTCGCGCCGGATCAGCTCATCGGCCACCATCACGATGTCGAAGCTCTTGCGCTCGTGGTGCAGGCGAAGAATGACGTGATAGAGAGATTGGTGTTTATCCTCCCAGAAATCCTCGGGGCCGAGAATCTCGATGATCTCATCGAGCTTGGTGTTGTCGCAGAGGATGCTCCCAAGGACTGACCTTTCGAGCTCGACGCATTGCGGCGGGAGCTTATCGGGCAATCCGGCCGCGGCGTATTCCCCATTGCTTCTACCGTTGCCATTGGCCATGTCGCAGACTCCTTTCGAGCTCGGCAAGGGCGCCGGGCGGCGGCAGGTGTCGAGCGAGTAAATACCGGGTCGGATCGTTGGGGGAATCGGGCACAAATTTGACGACCTCGCCGGCCTGGACCATCGCGCCGAGCAAGTGGCTATAGAGCAGCCAGGGCACCCAGCCCAGGCCAGCAATCGCGCGGATTGTAAAAGCGCCCAGCGGCCGGCCGGCGTAGAGCTCGCACGCCTGGCGAATCCCGTCGCGGATCGCGCCCAGGCAGAGGGGACAAACGCAGATGATGTCGTTTTTCACCATGCGTTCCCCCACGTATACGGCGCGGCAAGCGCGGCAAACCTGGGAGAATGGGTGCGTGACTTGGTTCTAGACTGTTGATGAGTCGGCGGGTAGGATTCGGAGCGCGGCAATCCAGCCGCGGCGGGGCCGCGCCCGCGGATTGTGGTGTCCATTTTTTTCTCGCTTCAGTGCTCGGTGGAGGGTCTAAGGGGTCGAATTCTTGAGCCCAAAACCGATAGGAAAAAGGGTATCAACTCCCGTGGGTCGCGATCTCGCCGCGGGCTGGATCACCGCACCAGCCTGTTAAGCTAGGTAAGATTTGTCGGTACAGAGTAAGTGCGTCATCGGCCGCTTGCAAGTCCCTCGCATCAATAATCTCATGCGCTTCGAAGAACATAACTCGTTGATGAGTGCGCGATCATATCAGATCACGATGTATCCGGGGCCGGCTCTGACGCCGCTTCCCAGCTCGATCAGCCAGTCCCCGTTCTCGTGCCGTTCCGCAACTCCGTCATCGCGGCCGATCCGGTCATGCACCGTATAGATACCCGCGTCCAGCTGCGGCACGGTCTCGATCAGACCAGCCAGCCCGAAGCACGAGATGACCTCGCGGTCCGAGAAGACGAGGCGCAGGGTATAGACCTGTCGGTCGATCAAGGTGGAGACTCCGTCTGGTAATAAGCAATTATGTTTCACTCAGTCGCTTCCCGAGTCATCTCCTCGCAGAAGTACCAGGGGCCATGCTCGTCGTAAAACTCCTCATCTTCGGCCGTCTCGCAAACGTTGTCCGTCCTGATGGCACGGATCGCTTCCGTGCTGCTTGGCCACACGGCCACACCTTTCTCTGTAATGACAGCCCACGCAACATTGCCGTAGTGCTCGATTCTCGGGGTTGTTGTCGCGTTCATTGTTTGATTCTCCGTCTGGTAAAGGCGTTTATGTTTCACTCGTAACGGCCCCCTGGCGCGGGCAGGGGGTGAGGGGCAGCTTGTCAAATCTTGGCGAATTGTTCGGCGATCATCTTCTGTCCGGCCTCGATCGAATCGACCAACCTCCAGGAGCGGCGTATCGATTCACCGGGATTCGTTGTCTCGACGACGACCGCGAATTTATCCGGATGGCTCGTGGTGACTCCCTGGAATTCCTTTGTGTACCTGGTCTCGCACACCAGAGCGGAGAGCAATCCCTTTGCGGTGTCACGCGAGGTTCGGTCAGTCACTTCAAACCATGTCTCGCCCGACGGTCCGTTGATTGTCGCGTTCATCGTTCAATCCTTTCGGATTTGGGTCTGATAAGGGGGCTTATGTTCGGTCAGAATGGCATTTCGTCATCGGCGGCGACCGGGGCGACCGGGGCGACCGGGGCGACCGGAACCAGGCTAACCCTCAGTCGCTTGATGTGCTGGTCAACCTGCGCCTCGAGCCGGCGGCGTTCGTCGAAGCGGTTCTCGTTGCAGAAGCAAGCCTCCTGTACCAGCCGCATGCGCTGGACCAGATCGGTAAAGTCGGACAGGCACGCTTCAAGGTAGCTCAACTCGTAGGCGGCCAGGTCTTCGCGTTCCTGCTCGGTCCTGATGAATTCGTCGCCCATTCGGGACATCGTTCAAACCTCCAGGGAAAGGGCCATCCGTGGCCCGTGTGTGCGGCTAGTTTGTGCGAATGATCTTGGGGTATCTGACACAAGCGAGTTGTCGCCGTCCATCAGAGCGGGGCTCGGCGTCTAGCATCGCCTGACAAGCAGTTATTGCATCCCGTTTCCGACTGTAGGACTCAAGCAGCACGCCGTCGCGCCTGAGTTCCCACGTCGTGGTAATTCGCGGGATTGCTCCGACGTGGGAGCCGCTGCCGGAATACCGGTATTCCACTTGCCGATTTCTGACCACTTCTGCATTCATCGTTGGTGTCTCCAGGTTCAAGGTTCAGAGAGGGAAAGGGCCCATCCGTGGGCCGGGTGTGTTGATCAGATACCGTACCGCGCGGCCGCCTCGGCGTTGGCCTCGTCAATCCGCTCGTCGCGTGCGATGCCCTCGTTGCGGTCGCACCACTCGGACCACATCGCCATATCATCCCAGTCGGCATCCGTCGGCTCAAAGTCGGCTCCGGGGGCCTCGTCGGCGTAGCCCTCGAAATCCGGGGCGAATGGCGCCATCTCGGCCGAGGGGGTCTCGAGGCAACCCTGCCAGCGGTCGGCATGGATGACGCGGTCATTGGGGATGATGCGGTTGCTTGCGGGGGCATTCAGTGTTACGTTGGTCATTGATCTTCCTTTGCTTCGGGAGGTCATGCTCGGGCCCGTAAGTGTTCACTGCACTTGCGGGCCTTTTCGTTTGATCGGGGCGACGCTCGACCCGACACACCTATAGTATGATTGTCGTCACGGAAATTCAAGGTATTTTTCGACACTTGACGATTTTATGCACGTAGCATACAATCCCGATAGTGGGCTTATGTCTTTTGACCTTCTGTAGCGTTTGAGGCATGACATGGATACAAAGCTGAAGCGATCGGCGGGGCGGCCGCCGAGCGGTCGCGATGACGTTACCGTGAAAGTGCCGCGGGCGATTGCCAGGCAGGTCAAGGTACTGAGCGCCATGAGGGGCGAACCGTTCGGACAGGTTCTCGCCGGATACCTGGCGGGGCCGGTCGCTCGCGACTATGAGCGGGTCGTCAAGCCGGAAGCGAAACCGTAATTTCTCACCACACGACGCAAAGGAACGAACGCAGATGTTGAGCTCAGTGATTCTCGCCGCCGCGCTGGCGGCCCAGGCGCAGGCGCCCACGGGTCCGAAGACGGACGCCGAGCTGCGGGCGATCATGGCCCAGATCAACGATCGGGCCGCGAAGGCCGCCGCGCAGCGGACCAGGGACAAAGCCCGCAAGGCGGCGGCGCTGGCGGCCGCACCCGTGGCGAAGCCCGCACCCGCGGCGAAGACGGAAAGCGCGGGGGGCAAGACGTGGCGCGAGAGCCAGAACTATGCGGCGTCCATCGTGCCGATGGATCGCAAGGCGGTCCTTCGCCGCCAGGTCGCCGCGATGGAGCGGGCCCAGGCCGAAGCGGCGCGGCAGTACCAGATCGAGAGTCAGAAGCAGTACGAGCGAATGCTGCCCTACATGCTCGAGAACCAGCGGCAGCAGCTCAACCGCCAGAGCGAGATGGAGCGGAACGCGATCGCGCAGGAAAACGCGGAGACCTACCGGCGTTCGATGATGAACTTGCAGTGGCAACTCATGCAGAACAGGCCGAGGTGAACGATGCTCTACGATGACTTTCGCCATCGGGTCGCCGAATCCGAACCGCCGTATACGATCCGCACGAGCGGCGGCCGGTCGCATGACATCACCGACCGCGCTCAGGTCTGGATACCCGAGGAAAAAACCGGGTTGATCGCGGTCGCGATCCCGGGAACGGGAATCTTCGTTCTCAGGGCGGGCTCGATCGAATTCGTGCGGCTCGGGCAGGAAAGAACGGGCGCACGCTGAAGACGTGGGGAGGATCCAGCCGATAAGAAGCCCAGGCGATCATTCGACCTGGGCTTTCTCTGTTCCAAGGGGCGAATCATGGCAAAGCGGAAAACGGCTGAACCGCGAACACGCCGCAAGATCACTCTGACCTTGAGCGCGGAGACGGACGAGAAACTTACGATTCAAGCACGCCGGGAGCGAATGACTCGCAGCAGTCTCGCCGACGACCTTCTAGGTTACGCGCTGCGTCAGTTCGTCGTTTCGATCCGCGGGGTGAAATCTGGGGAAGGCGAAGCGGCGGCGTAAAATCTCCCGTTCCGGCCTCGCGGGCTGTGCGGCTTCTGCCGGCCCAGCTCGCGGAACGGCTGGCGGGGCAGGGGGGGGGATAACGTGACGGGCTATTGCGTCCGAATCCTGCGCGACGGGCACTGGCAAAGCCTCGAGATCGATGAACTCACCGACGCCGAGCTCGAGGCGTTCGCGCTCACGAAGCCGGATGCCGGATGGGCATGGGCGAAAGCCCTCGCGCGCTGGATACGAGATAATGTCCACGCCATGACGGCGGATCGCAACGGCGGCTAGCGGGGCAGGGGGGGGTAGCCGTGCGACGTGTGATCGAGAATGCCATGCTCGCCTACGCTCTCACCGTGGCCATCGCGGCGGTCGTTCTGTTCGTGGCCAGGTTCGGGTCGTGACCGAGCACGACACGCCGGGGCGGGCTCCGTCGGGGTAGGGGGAACCGGTCAAATAATTTGCCCAGTTTACCTGACACTAAGTGTTGGCCTATCCTGTACGGGTGGCAACTCGCAACCCGTGGGAGGGCGACAAATGACTAGGGTGGCTCCAGTAAAGAGGGTAACCCCATTCGACCGCTATCTCGCTTATCGCGAGCAGAAGTGGGGCGGTCGGGACTTGGTCACCAAGCAGGCCGCCAAAGACTTGCTTTTCATGAGAGATCCGGTCTTTTTCAGTAAGATGTGGCGGCGTAGGGCCGTTCTCAATGACGCAGTCAAAGTGGTTCTCAAATACGAAAAGATGATTCGTAAAATTGGGGCCGCCAAAGAGCGGGTGCATGTCACGCGACCCTCACCGGCCGAGGCATACAGGCCGGACGAAGAGGAAGACGACGAGGCACCCGACGAGCCGAAGGTCGATCATTTCTTGGCCGAGGCGGATACTGTCTCGGCAGATGAATGGATTGGGCGCCTCGAGCGGGCCAAGCGAGAGACCATCGGGCAGAAGCGAGAGCTCAATAGATTGTGGGGCGAGATGCAGAAGGAATTGAGCTCGTATCCCCAAGAGCGATTGAGGGTGGAGAAGCATTTCATGCATGATCGCAAATTTCAAATGCTCTTGAACATGGAAGGCATCGAGGAGGTGTAAAAATTCCCCCCACACACAACAAGATTGTGGGGGGAATTTCGAGGTAAGCCATGCACATTCATAAAATGGTAAAGCAAGGATGCACTTACTATGAGGGTCGCGAATCCTACCGAGAGGGGGAGCGCGTCAGAAAACGGACAATTTCACTCGGCACCCAGCCGACCATCGAGGGTGCATTTCGATGGACGGAAGCACGCTATTTTGCGGCCAGGAAGGGCCGCCAGGATGCGCCGCTCTCGGATGACGATCAAAAAATATGGGACCGCCTTGCCCAGCTCTTCGACGCTCATTACAGGCACAAAAGGCAATACATCAAGCTCAGCTCTCGGGTCCGGTCAGAACAAAAGCGCCTGGACGCATTGGAGAGACTCCGCGTCCTGGCTGAACCCAGGCGGATTCCTCTCTGGTGTCAGACCACGCTCAATCTCCCAGAGAACGCGACACCCGATGAGATCCGCGCTGCTCGTGATCGACTTGCAATGCAACATCACCCCGACCTTGGCGGCGATCCATCGATCATGATCCAGATCAACGAGGCATACGAGACGCTCACCACATCTTGACCTTCTTGAACCGGCCGGCGCCCATCAGTTAACGTGGTTATTCCACTTCGGGCGATGCAAGCGTACCAACAGGTTTTCGAGGATGACCAGGCAATGAGTCGGCACGGCCCACCAAGCTAACTCGACGTCGCCCAGGTCGAGACATTGCTCAAGTTTCGCGTGATTCAAAGAGGGGGCGTCGTGATCTCGCCGCCATCGAGTTTTAAGGTTCGTGGCTTTGCCGATGTAGAGCAATCCTTGTCGATCGTTGCCAAGAAAGTAGATGGCCGATACCGCGCAAGGCAGGGCGTCATAGAAATCGGGGCTATCAACCGCGACGCGTGGCAGGTCTTCTAGTGTAGTGTCTTGCCACTTCTCAATGAGCGCCCGGACCTCGTCCAGCGTTTCGAGCGGGTCTAACTTCGCTCGCGTTCCCTCGTCGGCCCACGGGCGAAACTGAATAGCTTTTTCCTTCTTCATGCGTCCTCCCGCTCATCGCGCATCTCGCGATCCATCAGCCTGAGAAAGTGCGAGGCGTCGGCCGCGGCGTAGTGCTGAGTGTTTTGCACGTTGACGTGACCAAGCCATTCCTGGATATCGAGCACATCCCAGCCCGCCAGGCGCAGGCGATGTCCGCATGCATGCCTTAACTGGTGAGGATGCACGAACGAACCCAGGCCGGCCGCCTTGCCGGCTCGTTGCACGATCAGGTGAAACCCGCGTACCGACAGCGGGCCGGGGTCGATGATTGCCTCAGTCTTGAACACATGCCCGACCTGCTTGCCGAGTTTCCTGAGACATCGGATATCTTGCGGGTAAAGCCCATGTTGTTTGGACTTCGATCCTTTCACCCGGATCACATAAACGGTCTTCTTCTCAAGGTTGACTCGCTCCCACTTCAACCCGCAGACCTCGCTCGCTCTCAATCCATGAGAGTATGCCATTTGGATCATAGCTGAATCTCGGATGCCATGCCGGCCGAGTTGCTCGGCCGACCTGATCATCTGCTTCACTTCCTTGTCTTCAAGATATAAGTCGATCTTGTCGTCGCGCTCTGGCTCGAGGGTCTTCTTTCGACTCACGGGGGAAAACCTTTCCTCTTACGGGGACTCAAGGGAAAATCATTACCACTTATGATATCCGCAGACAAGGTAAAACACACGGGTCGTTTCCCGAAAGCCGCAAATCTTTACCACCTACTGTTAGATCAAGAGA